CGCAACGTCAGCACGGACGGCGGGAGCGTGACGAATATTAGCGTGCAGGACGCTATTGAGGCGGACAAGTACCTGCGGAAGAAGGCGGCAGGGTCCGTCAACTCTCGGGGAATGGGCGTTCGCCTTGGCATTCTGCGGGGGCCGGGTCACTTCTAATGGCCACCCAGCGCAAATCCGCCGCACCCCGCCGCAAGGCTACCGCCCGTCGTGTGTTCGACGTAGACACCGCGCCGCGCAAGCGCATCGTCGTCAAGGCGTCCTATGACAACGCCCGGCACACGGACGAAAATGAGAAGCTGTGGCAATTCGTAGACGCCCTTTCCGCCGCCGCAGCGAACACGCCGCAGGTCCGGCAGATCGTACGCAATCGCGCACGCTACGAAACGGCGAACAACTCCTACGCTGCGGGCATTGTTGAGACGCTTGCCAACGACACGGTTGGACCCGTTGTTCAGTTGCAGTTGGGCGACAGCGAGCGGGCGCAGGCGGTGGAGCGCGACTTCGAGCGGTGGGCCGCATCGGTTGGACTGTGGCAGAAGGTCCGCACAATGCGCCGCGCCAAGGCGGTTGACGGCGAAGCGTTCGCGCAGATGTTCACCAACCCGCTTGTTCCCGGCCCCGTCAAGCTGGACCTGCGCGTGGTGGAGTGCGACCAGATTGAAAGCTGGTACGCCAACGTAACCCGCGAGGACGAAATCGACGGCATCCGGTTCGACCAGTACGGCAACCCCGCGATGTACCGGATGTTAAAGTTCCACCCCGGCGACCACCGGGGGCTTTCGCAGTTGGCCGGCGACTGGATTCCAGCGAAGTTCATGCTCCACTACTTTCGCCCGACCCGCCCCGGCCAGGTTCGCGGAATCTCCGAAATTCTCCCGGCCCTCGGGCTTTTCGGCCAGTTGCGCCGGTACACGGCGGCGGTCATCGAGGCGGCCCAGCGTGCGGCGGAAATCAGTGCTGTCATGCAGACCGACCTTCTGCCCGACCAGATCGCGGCGGAGTTGGCGGACCCGTTAACGACGATTGACATTGAACGCAACACCATCATGTCGCTGCCGGAGGGGTGGAAGCTGGCACAGTTGAAGTCGGAGCAGCCGACAACGACCTACGCCATGTTCAAGGCAGAAATCCTCAACGAAATCGCCCGCTCCATTAACATGCCGTACAACGTGGCGGCCTGCAATTCCAGCGGCTACAACTACGCGAGCGGGCGTCTGGACCACCAGACCTACGACCGCAGTATTGACGTGGAGCGGGGCGACCTGCGGATGGCGGTTCTTGACCGCATTCTTGCGTCGTGGATGGACGAATACGCGGCCCGCAAGGGGCTGACGGCGGACGACCGTGCGGAGTTCGCGGATCACGAATGGCACTTTGCCGGGCGCGGCCACGTTGACCCAAACAAGGAAGCGAACGCCGACAACGTCCGATTTGGCAACGGCTCCCTTACAATGGCCGCCTACTACGCCAAGCAGGGCAAGGACTGGAAGCGCGAAAGTGCCCAGTTCATCCGCGAGCGCATTGCCGAAGAGATGGAGTGGAACAAGGCCCGCGAGGTCGCCGGACTTCCCCCTGCTCCGTACCCGCGTGGACAGCAACAGCAATCTCCCGCAGCCCCACAAGAAGAACCCGAACAGCCAGAAGAAGGGGAAGAGCAATGAGCGAAGTCAAGACAATCGAAGCCGGACCCGATCGCAAGCCCATCCAGATGACTGGCGTTTGTTCCATCGAGGCCGCCGCCGCGCCGAAGGACGGCGAGGCCGCCGCGTTGCCAACAGTCAAGCTGGATGCCTACAACGGCGGCAAGATCGCGGTTGGGTGGTGGGGCGACATCGTTGTGGACCTCAAGGGCATGAAGGCGTCGGACGTGACGCCGATTCTCTACGGCCACTCCACCGGGAACATCGAAAGCATCATCGGCCAAACGTCCAAGGTCGAGATCGGTGACACGCTCAAGGCTGACGGCACAGTGATGAACACCGGGCGAACCGTCAAGCAGATGCTCGACCTGGCCCGCAACGGCTACCGCTTTCAGGTCAGCATGGGCGCGGACCCGATCCGCTACCGTGAGGTTGCCGAGGACGAAACCGTTGAAGTCAACGGCCAGAGCATCCAAGGCCCGTTCTCTCTGATTCTCGAAAGCGTTCTCAACGAAATTTCGATCTTGCCGCTAGGAGCGGACAAGTCAACGAGCGCGGCGATTGCCGCCGAACACAAACCCATAAACCAAAAGGAAACTCCAATGAGTGACCCCAAAGTGGATACCGCCGAAGCCATTCGCGCCAACGCGGTAGCCGAACAGAACCGCATTCTTGAGGTGCGGAAGTCGGCCGAGAGCCATCCCGAGATTGCGGCGAAGGCCGTGGCCGACGGTTGGACCAAGGCCCAGACCGAAGCCGCCGTCGCGCAAGCCGTGATCGCGGAGCAGAAAAAGGAAATCGAAGCCCTGAAGGTGCAAGCCGAGCGGCCCGCCGCCCCCTCCATCAAGGTGGGCAAGGAAGGCAAGCTGGACGCCGAGGCGATTGAATGCGCCACCGCGATCCGCGCCGGGCTCAAGGCTCCCGAAAAGGTCTACAGCGAAGAGACCATCGACGCCGCCAAGGGTGCCCGCATCCATTCGATGACGGATCTGGTTCGCGCCAGCCTCGCCGCCGAAGGCAAGAGCCTGGATGCCACCCGCCACGACACCCGCGAGTTCATTCGCGCCGCGTTTTCCACGCGCTCCATCGCCAACGTTCTGTCGAACGTCGCCAACAAGTTCATTCTTGAAGGCTACGGCGCGGTCGAGCAGGCGTGGCGTTCCGTGGCGAGCGTGCGTTCCGTGGTGGACTTCAAGGCCAACACCGGCGTTCGCCTGGTCATGTCGAACCTGCTCCAAGCCCTCTCGCCCAACGGCGAGATCAAGCACGGCGCGTTGAGCGACGAGACCCGCACCATCCAGGCCGACACCAAGGCGCTGATGCTGGCGATCACCCGCAAGGACATCATCAACGACGACCTCGGCGTTCTGTCTGACGTGCCCCGCAAGCTCGGCTTTGCCGCCGCCCGCACGTTCAATAAGGACTTCTGGGCCGCGCTGGTGGCCGCGAATGCCGCGAACTTCCCGAGCAACAACAGCAACGGAAACTACATCAACGCCGCGCTCGGCCTTGAGGGTCTCCGCTCAGCCGTGCAGGCATTTATGGCACTGACCGACAGCGACGGCAACCCCATCGGCGTTGACGCGGCAATGGTGCTGACCGGCCCTGCGCAGAGCGTGTTGGCCCGCGAACTGTTCATCTCGACGAACCTGATCGGCGGCACGTCCAAGGGCACCGCAGCCAATCCGTTCGCCGGACGCTACACGCCCGTTTCGACGAGCTACCTTACCGGCAATGCCTGGTACCTGGTGGCGAACCCGATGGGACTGCCGCTGATGGAAGTCGCGTTCCTGAACGGCCGCCAGGAGCCGGTTGTGGAATCCGCAGACGCGGACTTCAACACCCTCGGCGTTCAGATGCGCTGCGTCTACGACTACGGCGTGGCGTTCGCGGAGAAGAAGGCCGCCGTCTACTCGGCGGGTGGCTGATCGGGAACGGGTGGGCGGCCGTAACCCGGTCGCCCGCCCGAACCCCTTAACAACAAAGGAAACAACAACATGAGCGCAACGAAGAAATCCGAGGGGCTGCGGATCGACTACACCCCGTCCAGCGCGGTCGCCTCCGGCGACGTGGTGGTCATTGGCGACATCGTGGCGGTTGCCACGGAGCCGATTGCCGCGAACGCTTTGGGAGCAGTTGACGTGGAGGGTGTGTTCACCTTCCCGAAGGCCACGACCAGCGCGAGCGCGATCACGGCGGGTGCCAAGCTGTATTGGGACGCCAGCGGCGAGGTCGTCACGACCACAGCCGATTCGAACAAGACCGCGGGCTACGCAGTCGCCGCCGCCGGTGCCACCGCGGCCACGGTTGACGTCAAGCTGTCCCGCTAGGGATTGAGCCTATGGGGGGCGGGCGGTGGCACTATCGGGCCGCTTGCCCGCCCCTCCCTTGAGGCGGCGAGTCGTGGGCATTCCCAAAATCATCCACTTCTTCTGGACTGGTCCCGCAATGCCCGAATGGGCGGAGCGGAACATTCAGGAGTTTCGCCGGTTGAACCCCGACCATGAAATCAGGGTACACGGCGAGGAAGTGATTTTGCCGGAATACGGGGAAGTTGCCTCACGTATTCGAGGGGCAGGCCGGGAATACATAGGAAAGCAAACCGCCGCCCCCAACCTGTCGGACCTTGGACGCTACTCCGCAATCGAGCGGTTTGGCGGATGGTATTTCGACACGGACATTTTTCCGTTCCGCCCCGTTGCAGAAATCGAGAGGGCGTGGTGTCTTGACGGGGCGAAGCTGTTCCTTGCCCGCCAGCAGAACAAGGGGACGACGTACACCCACGAAGGCGAAGTAATCCGCGGCGACGTTGCCGCGGCCGTGCTTGGGATCGGCACTTGCCCGAAATCCAAGGCGATCATGGCGACGTTGCGCGAAATGGTTTGTGCCACGACCTGCACTCACTTTGGCGCATACGGCCCGATTGCCTGCTCCGACCTTGTGGCAGAGCGGCCCGATCTTGTTGAAGTCGCAAGCAAAGAGTGGTTTTTCGGCATTGGCCCTAATGTCGCATCCGACATCTACCGCCAAGCCATCCACGGGAACCTTGCCCCGGCCCGCCACTATTGCACGGGTGGACAGATGCCCTACGCTATGCACCTGTGGGCGCACGGGTGGAGCCACAAGATCGACCTCACGCAACCGCCCAAACACCACGTTGCTCTGTGTGGTGCCGCCTTTGAAACCTACGGGAAGCCGAAAGAGATTGCAGCAAAGATTGAGGAATCGCTGACAGCCGCCGGATACTACGTCACTCGAGGCCAGCCTCCGCACGGGCACATGCCGAACGCCGTGGTTGTGTGGAACCACAAGGAGCCGCAGGCCGCGGCGGCGATTGAGTACGCCCGAAAAATAGGCGCACAAACGGCCATTCTTGAACTTGGGTTTTTGGATCGCAAAGACCATGTGCAGGTCGATTCTGTCGGGTTTTCACACACAGCAAGCTGGCGGTCCTGCGTTCGCACCCGGCCCCCGCTTTCCGCGTTTTTCCGCCTTTCCCTCGTGGCCCCCGTTCGCCAACCCGTGCGCCACAAGCGCGACGGGTACGTGCTGGTTCTCGGGCAAGTGACCGGCGACAAGCAGCTCGACGAAAGCGAAATTCGCGGTATGCCGCCGCTCCAGCGCCATGTCCGCCGCGCAATTCCAGACGGTA